ACGGACGATGTTTTCCTGAACCTCTGTTAAACTCGTTAGATAGTGAAATATGTTGATTCTTTTTCGTCTATCTTCTAATAGTATAGATAAACTCTCATTTTCAGTATTTTGTCTCCACTGTTTAATCATCTCGTTCTTAATAGCAATCCAAGCATAAGAGGAAAATTTAACGTGTCCATACTTTGTTGGGTCATACAATTTACTAGCTGCCAATAGTCCTAAATATCCTGCCTGTATTAAATCTCTTTTTTCTTCTCTATTCCTTGGTCTAAAAGAACGTGCTAAACAAACAACTATACCTTCATAATTTTTAATAAGCGTTGTTTTGTCTATCTCGTTTTCAGCCAAATTATTATTCCTTAATAGGGCCATCAAAACCTCCCTTGCCATGACGGACAAGGGAGGTAGATTGGCGTTAGACTAGAAAGGAATGTCGTTACCATTTCCGGCTTCAGGACTACTTGAAACCGTTTGCTCCTTTTCCTCTCCTGAATTAGTTTCCGCTTGAACGTTCTTATTTCCGTTAGCCGAGTATAACTTTTCAAAGCGGTCTACTCGCAACTTATCTCGACGCTTGAATTCATCGGTTTCCTTGTCCTTCCATTCATCTACCTTCCATGAACCGATAACCAATACGCGGTCGCCCTTCTTAAGGTACTTCTCCATCATTTCCGCTCCACTATCCCAAGCTTCGCAAGTAATGAATTGAGTTTCATCCTTCTTTACACCTTCGGCATTTTCATAACTACGGCCAACGGCTAAAGTAAAAGTGGCAACCTTTACTGTCTTATTCTTTCCCGCTACTTCTCGTACAACTGGGTCTTTTGTTAAATTGCCAGTTTTCACATCAAAATTAATGTCTTGCATCTTTTTCTTCCTTCTCAATAAAACAATAAAAAGTAATAACAAACGTCTCTTTTATATCTTTAGTTTCATCTTGACGGCGTAGCCGGAATAAAAATCTTAGTGAATACTGCTTCGCTATCATTTCCACAAGCTAATATGTCTTTCTTTTTAGCGATACATCGAAATATTACTTCATCCTGAACTACTCTATACTCTCTTGCCGACTCTCTAGTTAAATGAACATGAATGCCGTGGTCTATTGTAGACGACTTCTTTTTATTATTAGCCAAACCTTTAGCTTTGTACTCTCTACCTACTTTAACCTCATTGTTCATACATGGAGCAAAATATATTGGCATACCATTTTTTTGTTCTTTTCTAAGTACCTTCCAAACTACTACTTCTTCCTTATTTACATTCTTAGCTAAATATTCTTCTGTTAAATTCTTATTAATTTCTAAGCACATCAAAAATTCCTTTCCAATAAAAATTAAAGTTGGAAGACTTTATTCACTAAAAAGCTATCCTGCTTCTTATCTCTAACTCCCGCTAGCAAAACCGTATTTGATTGAACTAAAATCTGTTTATACAACTTCCATTGGTCTGCAAAAACTACAACAGATTCTAACACTCCAGTTGTATCACTTACTACTAAAAATGCCATTTCGCAACCATTTTTGGCTGTATGTTCTTTCACTTCTTCTACGTTGACGGCAAGAACTGGATTTTTAGTCAACTCTTTCTTTTGTAGAAAATCTTTACAGGAACAGTTAGCCGAGCTAGTATCACAAGAATCGACATTTGAACAGGTGAGCGAAATTCCAAGCAAGTTCTCTTCTGTTGCCGCAATCCAAGGAATAGAATCAGTAAGGTTATAGGGTGGATTTTGTAACAGCTTAAGTACAGAACCAACTTTAGGTACTCTTGTCTTAGATGCTAGTGGCTTTCCTTTTCCAGTAGGCAGTAAAATAATAGCCTCTAAAACTTCTTGTAGACTTTTGTATTTTGTGTAGTTTTGTTTGACCCATTCTCTTTCTCTATCTGTCAGTTCTAAGTATTGCTTATACTCAAACAGCATTTTTGTTCTATCAATCTTATACTTCGTTGCACCAGATGAAATTAGTGATTCCATGATTGTCGTCTTAATCTGGTCTGATAATATAATGAGAAAGTCATACCAAGTCAACGACTCCAAATAATTTCTTGCTGAAAGATTTTGTTTTGATGCTTCGGTTTCTATTACTGCTAACATGCTGTTGAAACCACTTTCTCCAATACCTTTAATATCTAGTAGGCCAAAGTAGATTTGTTTGTTATGTAATTTGAAGCGTTTGTTAAGTAGCGGCAAGTAGGGAGGAAGAACGTCGATATTCATAGAACGAGCATTATTGACAAGATTCTTGATTTCAATTTTTGGCTTAATTTTTAGAGAAGCAAATCTTAGATATGCAGTAAAAAATACTCTTGGGAAATGAGCCTTCGCATAAGCAGTAATATACGAGTAGATAGCATATGAAACGCTGTGACTTTTGTTGAACGAGTATCGTGCTGATTTTTCAATCCAGCCGAAAATTTGTTCAGCATCTTCTTTTGTGATAATTTTAAGTTCACAAGCTTTATCTATAAACTCTTTCTTTAATTTTGCAATAATATCTGTTTTCTTTTTACCAATACCTTTTCTTAGAGAATCGGCTTCTAGTAAAGTAAAACCAGCTACTTTTTGAGATACCTGCATAATAGATTCTTGATAAATAAGAACCTGATATGTAGACTCTAAAATATCTTTTAATGCTGGATGGAATACTTCAATAGGTTCTACGTTGTTTTTTCTATCAATATATTTGTCTGTAATAGATTTATTATCTAGTTTACTATTTAAACAGCCGGGTCTGAGGATTGCAGCCAGGGCAGATAGATGTTCTATATGTAGTGGTCTTAAAGATTTAGCTTTTGCTTGCCCTAATTGTGACTCTAATTGAAAGACTCCTTTTGTATTTCCCTGTCCGATTAAATCCCATGTTCTTTGACAGTGTAACGGGATATGTTGTAATATTGTATTAAAGTCTAGTAGCGGACTACCATTCTTATCAGTTCCAACTACTTCAAACTTACAGCCGCAAGGATACTCAAACCATTTACTCATTTTTAGGAATACTCCATTTTTCGCCAACATATTTCTTCATCTTTAGAAACTTAAGCAAAATATAGGTTTCATCATAAACATCTTGTAGTGCATCGTGTGCATTAATATTAGCTTTAGGATTAACTGGTACATTAAAATACTTACGCAAAGTATCCATTCTGAAATTATTAGGGCAATCCGCTCTATATGTTAGAAAATGATAGCAAAGTTCAACAATATCCTCTTGGTCCCTTTTCCAAAACATTGTCTTGATTTTGTACTTTTCATTTAATCTACGTAAAATAGCCATATCAAAATTTCGTATATTAGCACCGCCAGCTATCGGAGCAAAATAGTCTGTCTTTTTAGAATTAAATTTGTTTACGAATGACGAAAATCGTCTCCATACTTGTTCTTGGTCTGGTGCGGCCTTCCATTTTTCTACAATTTCATCTGGACTACATTTATAGTTATTTGCGTGCCACTCAATACATTTCTTTACAGATTCAACTTCTAAGTATTTATCCCAGTCTTTAATATCTGGTTTCATATAGCTGGAAAACTCTTCACCTTCCATCAATTCCAGTTTATAAGGGTTAATTACTACGGCAGCTAATTGTACTGGTTGACATGTTTGTTCATCAACGCCATCTGTCTCAAAGTCAAAAACAATAATTGGTTTTAGCATTATTCATCCATCTCTTCTGTAAAGGCTAGAGATTCATTATAACATTCTTCATCTTCATCTTCACCGTACCTTAAAATATTACTGATAGTTTGTAATTTATCTAAGGCCGCAATTCCCAACAAATCTAGCTTTACCAAACCTATAGACTCTAAATCATCTTTTTCAAAGCCAGCAATAGCAACTACTTGTTTATTATTTTCTTCATAGAATAAGGGGCACATCTTATCAATACTGTCTGGAGCAATAACAATACCGGCAGCATGGCGAGATTGTGCAATTTTTGTCCCTTCTAGTCGCATAGATTGTGCGAACTCAGAAGATAGCGGACCTTCTAAAGTATCATCATCTTTTAATGTACACCACTCTGAAAACTTATCGGCTCTATTTTCTAATGCCCATCTTAAAATACTTGGTTCAATACCGGCATCTTTCATAGCTTGTAATTCATCTGCAATCTTAGAGTCTTCCGGTATATATTTTGTTACTCTATTCATTTCATCAAAAGTAAGTTTATTATGTGCATTAAATACTGTTTTTAAAGCACCTTTACCTTTGATAGTTTGAAATGCTACGATTTGTGATACTCTGTCTCTACCGTATTTTTCTTTAACGTATTCTATAATAGGTTCACGTTTTAATACGGGAACGTCTAAATCAAAGTCAGGCATAGAGCCGCGTCTAGCATTGTTGAAAAATCGTTCAAACAATAGGTCATACTTGATAGAATCTACGCTTGTTAGTCCAATCATATAGGATAATAAACAACCAGCAGCAGAACCTCTACCATATCCATGATGCCAGCCTTTTCTACTCATAAATTGGCAAATATCATCTACCATTAGAAAATAACCAGATAAGTTTTCTTCTTCAAACACTTCTAACTCAAACTTCATTCTGTCGCCATATATTTTTTCCTGCTCTTTACTAATCTTACCTTTAATTTTCTCATTCCAGCCTTTAATACACAATTCCCTCAAGTAAGTTTTCTCGTCCATTCCATTAGGACAAGGAAACTTTGGCAGTTGAGGTTTTTGTAAAACTGAATATTCAGAAATCATATCACTAATTAAATTAGTATTTCTAAGTTCTTCTTCAGTATGAATAGCCACCATCTCTAAATGAGTGGGAATGTGATAGGAATTAGCAGAAAAAAATGGAAGCGGCTTATCCTTATCGGCCCTATACAGTGTAGTCTTTAAATTGCGGCATAATAGTATTTTGTGGTCTTCAGAGTCTTTTTGTTCGCAGTAGTGGGGGTCTGGAGTCGCTACACATGGAATATTTAGCTTGCGGCCTAGTTCTCTAACGCAGTCTGCCAGAACTTTTTGGTGGTGAAATTTAGCGGCATGAATTAGCTGCACTTCTAGGAAGAAGTTTTCAGCACCGAATAAATCTTGCATGAATAGTGCTGTATTAGAGGCATCTTCAAGCCAGTTTGGATTAAGCGTTAAGTCAGCAGAAAGTATTCTTTTGCCTACGTGGCTGTCTTGGCGTCCACTAAAGACTATTAGCTCGCCCCCGGTTGAAATATCGCCAATCTCTTCAAAGGATAGTCGCGGCTTATGATAGAACGAATTAGGATGATTAGAAAGCGAAGTTAGGTTAATTAAACTTTTCCAGCCCTCAGTATTCTTAGCCAAAATATTTAGATAGGTACGCTCTTTATTCTCAGGCTTTTTAATTGACGAATGTTCCTCGCAAACTCCAAGCGTCATACCCAAAAGAGGTTTTAGCTTTGCATCTTGCATAGCCTTTAAGTATTGGACAGAGCCACTAATATTATTTAGGTCAGTTAGACCAGCAGCCGGAAGTTCACAATTAGCCAGCCGCTCCGCTATCTTTTTAGGCTTGGATAGGGCGGAAAGTAGCGAAAAGTGGCTTTTGACGTTTAGAGGTACGTAGTTCATTGCGGCCAATTCCTTAAATCTTCGGCGGCTTCTGGAGAAAGATAAAGTTCGCTATAATCAAAATCCATTGTCTTTTCTTTCTTTTTCCACTCTACTAAATCTTCTAAATCTGCGATAGCTTTAGTATAATCAACTTTTCCGTTCTTTTGGGGTTGTACGGAAATAGCTCTATCGTCAAAATAAGCTGTTGCCTCTGGCTTGTGACCTTCAACGAATACTTCGTCATAGAGCATTTCATGCTCGTTTAAATGACTCTCAATCATTCGAGCTACTTTTTGGCTATTTGTCCTACAAGAGTAGATTAAAATTCGGTAGCCTTTATTACGCAATGCCTGTAGGAAATCTTTTGCTCCATCTAGTGGCCTTCCAAGTTGATAGACACCTTTCCACTGATAATATTCACAGAGGGTTCCATCGAAATCAACAGCAACTGTTTTTGAAATTTTCATGCTCCTTTGTCTTACTGTGTTGTTTACATATTACAGGCCAAGTATCACCGTAAGTAGATTCAACCTTAGTGCCGCAAAATAAACATCCTACATGAGTCGGTATATTGTCCACTGAATAGTAGATTTTATGTCTTAGTTCTTTATTTATCATTCTGGCGTTTCTTCTAGTTTCAACAAAGTAGACGATGGTTTACTCATATTCTTAATAACACTATCCATTGTTCTATGTTCCATAATATATTCTACTTGACTGCAAATCTTATGAGGCTCTCCCTTTTTTCCGCAATGTGTATTCGTTGCACTTTTAAGAACTGGTACATTAGTACCTTCAAAAGTATTCAGCCCAAACTCACAAAACTTTCTACAGTGAAAGCCGGTATTTTTATCTGGCTTAATTTTATCGCGTACTTTCTCAAACTTTTCCTGAATCATTCGTAGTGTTTCTGGAATATCCTCTGGACCATAAGAAATAGTAAACGGTCCACCGTCTTTAATATAATAAATAGTAACTAGTACATTAGGTATTGTTGGATATAAAAGAGTAGCCGCATAATAATACATTCTTAATTGTATATCATTAAATAGTGCATCATAATCTTTAACTTTTCCACTATGGAAGTCTTTTCTCTGGCCCGTTTTATAATCGCATATCTCAATTGTATCGCTATCTACTTTTGTCACTATATCTATAAAGCCGCGAAGTGCTAAATTACCCTCTATTTTTTTACCATCAAACTCATAGGAATACTTTGCCCAAGGCTCATCAATAGTTGGATTAAACTCTATTTCGGCACCAACAATTTCCTGTAACAAAGGATTATAGGCACCGTTTTGATGTTCCATTAAAGTCTTAATATACTTCTTGACTTTCTTTAAGTCGCTAGCGTCCCAATCATGGTGTGTACTTTTTGTACAGTGGTCATAATAGATTTTCTCAATAATTTTTTCTAGGTAATCAGCCTCGAATAATTTGCTGAACGTGACAACGCCAATAACTGGGTCATCAAATCTAGCCTTGCCTCCCTGTTTAGTCAACTTTGCATTCGCTAATAATTCTAAAACGCTATGAGTAATAGTTCCAATATCTGTAGCTTTCCAAGGAGACGGTAGCCGCCACTTTAATACTGAGCCTATAAACCATGCCATTTCACAGTGAGATACTGTAGAATAGCCGGAAGCACTCATATGTGTTATAATCATAAGGAATTGACTCCTTTCGGAGATGTTTATTTAGTCTAGTCAGTAGGAGAATCAATAGTTTGTAATACATTAGATTTAAGTGGGGCTTCTAAAGTAGCGGCTAAAATATATTGTGCGGAAATATTATCTAGATTACATTCTACAATACGATATTCTGGACAATTATATTGTGTTGGCGGCGAATAATTTTTAGAAAGATAGTAATAAGAGCCTAAATTAATATCAGCCCTTTTATATGCCATTATTCCTAGTTCGCGGCACAATGCCTTTCTTTGTTCTTCTTCTCTAGGCAGAGTCATTATAAAATAGTCTTTAAATTGAGCATCATACTCAGCCTTAATCCTACCCCAAGCCGCCATCTTTTCTCCTTCTTCGGCAACAAATCGCTCAAGTTCTTCCTTACTAGCCGAAAACCTATGAGAAATAATCCGGTAACTATCTATAGAAGGATAATAATCATAATCTGAAATACTATCACGCTCTAAAGAAACTAGCTGGTAAATAACCAAAATCCGCTCCTTTTCTAACCGGCCCTAATTTTTTCCTGCCACTACAAATCGTAAGTCTTTGTCTCGTAATAGTTTAAAGCACTTCCTATGAACCTATTCAGGTTGAGTTTTCTCTGCCTTTGGTATCATATCCCAGCCAGTAATCACTTCTAATAGTTTATCCGTCATTTTATTGATTGATAATTTTTCATTGTCTAAAATATAGTCAAATTGTGACCAATCAAAGTTTTCAGGGTCTAAAGCCGTTTCTGAGTCGTCTTGGCTATCTTTATTACCCTTGTATGGGGCACGGGTCAGCCTAATTACCTTTCCGCCAGCCTGTTGAATCTTTTTAACTTCATTAGGAAATCTAACGTCATTAACAATAGCTAGTAAAGGTTGAGCCTTTTGAATTCTTTCGAGAGCATTATTTACGTAAACATCTTCATATAACTCTCGCAAATTCTTTCCTAGCCATTGCATAACCTGTCTGCCCGTAGCAAACTCGCCGTTAATTTTACACTTGGTTAAAGTGTTCTTTTGAGCATTTGTGCCGTTTACTTGTTCTTCTGTAAGCCCTAAGTAGTTTACAGCAATCAACTTAAGTGGTTCTGCGAATGAACATAGCTTAACATAAGGGTCAACAAAGTCTGCAAGTAAAGCACGCATTGCTTCTGTATTTCTTGTTACGTCGAATACTCCCTTAAAATCGGCAGAGCCTAAAAAGTCGCCAATATGTAGCTGACCTTCCTTATTAATTGCAAAGCCTGATTTAACTAGTCCAAATCCATACAGGTAGTTACCTATGACGAAATTTGCCGCTGTTGATTTTCCGCTCTGAAGCTTTCCAGAAATTGCGAGGATACGGCAGGGTTGAAGTTGTGTTTCTGTTTGTGTCACTGTTTGTTCCTTTTTATTATTAAATGAATTTATTCTAAACTATTCCAATATTGTTGTAATTCTTGGATTGGCATATCCGCAGGGTCATTAAACTGTAATGGAAGTCTAGCGTGTTCAACAGTATAACGTCCATCACAGATATAGTCAATTTGGCTTCTACAATTCTCACCAGCGGCATCATTATCAGTAAGTACCTTAATCTTTTCTACTCCATACTCTTTGAATAATAACGATTGTTCGTATGTAAGGTGGGCACCAAAACTACCCACATGACCCCTAATCCCAGCTTCGTCCATTCTCCATACGGAAACCGGACTTTCTACTAAAATAGCAGTACGAGTTAATTTCCACTCTTCTTTGGCATTCCACAAATTGTACAAAATATGGGTCATGTTCGTCGCAGAATGCTTCCATTTAGAATATGCCTGTTCCTTCTCCTTTGGTGGGCAAGGTTTAGTTTTAGAGTGGAATACGTGGCAACGCGGGCATTCTGGATTGATAGAGCGGCCAGTAGCACCAACGACAAAGCGGCCAGAAACGTCTAGTATGGGTGCCACCTCGCGGCAAAACATGGGTCTGCCAAACGTCTCACACCGACCTACATAGAATTTGGCGAGCGTTTCTTTCGAGAACCCCCTATTTACAAAGTAATAAGGTGCCGTCAGTTTACAATATAGAGAATCAATAGTTCCAAGTTTGGGCAGAGCCGCGTAGTGGTTTTTTATTGACGGATTAAACTTGTGAGATTCTTGAATTTCGTCAACAGTTCCATCCTGAGTAAAATCAAAATTATCCTTATAGTATTTAGCGGCTTCTTGAACAGATATTTCTCGTTCTTTATCTCCAAATCCACGCCAGCCATTTTCCTTACTTAGTAATCCTCTAATTAGTCCTAAAGGGCTACTACTGAATAAATTGTGGCAACCTTGCGTATTACAATACCAGTTACCGCAAGAAGTGTGGCCGCTGTGATATAAATTAAATGCAGAACTTCTATCCCCTTCATGTATTGGGCAAGGCCCGTCATACCTTCGAGGCGTTTTTCTAGGATAATAATCAAAGTGAGAGAAGACGGATTCTATATTTTGGACAATACTTTTGTTTAGATTAATTAGCGAATTATATTGTGTTATTTGCATTTTTAAACTCTTCAGGTAAAAAACTTAAAATATGAGCAATTACATCTACTGTCCATCCGTTACCAATCATATGACTTCTTTGTTTACTATTACAAATAGATGTATATCCAATAGGAATATTATGTGCTAATTCTGCTTCTTCGTTAGTTAGATATCTATATTTAGTACCATCTGTTATTAATACCATTCCACTATGATACTGATTATATCCCCTTGCTGTTAAACAAGGCAATTTGCTTTTAGAGCTAATTAGTGTAGAGTTTTTTAAAGGTTTTTGTTGAGCTTTCCAATTTGATATTTTTTCAATTCGTTCTTCATCTATCCAGTCTTGATTATTAGAATTTATGTCGTCAAAGGTAATTCCTCTATCTATTGGTTGTTTAATATTAGGGATATTAGTCCAATATAGCCTATCTCTTTTTGCCGCACTTAATAATTTAGAATTTATTCTAATAGGTTTTACATATAATTGTTCGCTTATAACATTTTGCCACTCTTGTTTCATGTTTACATTTTCTAGAAAAAAATATTTTGGTTCTAATTCGTTTTTAAGTCTTACAAATTCAAAAAATAATTTACTTCTTTCATCTTCAAAATTTAACTTCTTGCCAGCAAAACTAAATCCTTGACAAGGACTCCCTCCTATTAATAAATCAATTTTTGGCAAATTATATGCTTGTATTTTAGTTATATCACCAAGTTGTTTTGTTTTTGGATAATTATGTTGAGTGACCTTTATAGCATATTCGTCAATTTCAGAAGAAAAGTAGTTTTCATACTCAATTTCTACTTTATTTAGTGCTATTTGTCCACAACTAATTCCATCAAATAAACTTAATACATTAATCATATTATTCTATCCTTTCAATCGAACGGAATATCTCCACCATCACCACTAGTATCGTCTACTACTTGGCCACCATTACTTTGGGCTTTTTTGTCTTTAAGCTCATAAGCAGTTAATAGCTCTGTGAATTTAGCTATTTCTCCTTCAAATTTTAAGTTGATATAGTTCTTAGCATCGCTTCCTCCATGTCTAGCAATAATAGGAACTAATTTTCTATTTCCATTTTGATAGCCGTCTTCCGCTATCTCTTCGTCAGATTTTTTCTTTAAAATACTAAAATTAGAACATAGCCAAATAATGCGGTCTGAACCGGAAGCAACATCTGTATCTTCTTTATCTATGCCATCTCTATTAAGTTGCATCAAACATAGAATTGGAATTTGATAACGCACTGCAAAATTATGTAGTGTAGTCATCATAAAACCTAGAAGTTGATATTCTTTTAAGTCGCCCTTCAATCCACCCGTATCCATCAACTTCAAGTAGTCATAGATTAAGACGCATGGTTTTGACGTACCATCTGGATTTAAGCCTACATTTTTAATTATCCAGCGGCGAATGATTGCTAATTGTTCCTCAAATGGCATACCAGCGATAGATAAGTGATAATAGGGAATTTCTTGCTTTTCTAGTTCTTTGGCTTTTGCTAATACAGCATCTTTAAATTCATCTTTGAGTGAGTATTTTCCTGTCTCAATATCATGTATATAACAACAAGTTTCCATAGCCATAATACGATGTAAGTGGTCTTTTCTAGACATTTCTGTATCTAGATTTAAGACTGGAACTATACTATTTTCTGTATGATATGTTTTCGCTATATACATACCAATTGTATCACATGTAATAGTTTTTCCAGCCTTTGGACGGGCACCTAATACATTAACAGTACCATTTCTTAAACCGCCGCCGATTGCCGCATCAAATCTTTTCCATCCCGTAGATATTCCTAACTGGTCTACAGGATTATCTCCAAGTTCTTTAATATAGTCGTATAAACCTTCAGTAATCTTTTGTGGTTCTTTATCATTTGTTTTTATTAAACTAGACAGGTCAAAAACAGCAGATTCTGCAATACCTAAAATATGGTAGGCTCCTTCGTCGCCTTTAATTTCCAACAGGTCTGTGCTTGCTCCGTCTAATTGCTTACGCATCACCCTAGCAATTTGAAGGTTTCTAATAATACTTGCATTGCTACGCATGTTTTTAATTGAAATATGATAGTCGCTAAGTTTGTCTATATAAGTAGACTCTTTTTGTTTCTCAAAAAACTGCATAAAGCCTAACTCGTTTGCTACTGCAAAAATAGTAGGAATATCAACCGTAGCATTTGTATTTCTTTGAAAGATAGTCTCAAAACATTTAAATAACATTTTGTTTGTGTGGTCAACAAAAGTATCAGTATCCAATAAATCGGCTACGTCGAAAAATCCTTCTCCATTGTGTTTTAGAATTCCACTTATTACAGCGGTTTCCGCGTCTTTATTAAACAATTGTTCCATTACGTAATTGTCTCGTATTTACGAGTCCTTTCTATTTTGGTATTTATATTTTGTGTTTTGTATTGATTAGGTGTCGCAGACTATTTCTTAGCCCCTGTGCAAGCTGAACATATATAATTCCAGCTATTATCGTCTGGATTTTTGAACACCAAAGACATTGCTACTATAGATTCATTTCCACATCTATTGCAATTAATCTTGCACATTGACGCCCTATTTCTCTCTTCTGGCTGATTATTTCCCCATAATTTCTTATCAATACTAATGTCAGCTTGACACTTTTTATCTAGCCCAAGTTTAACAAAGTCATTCTTAAACTTTCCAAGTGGCTCTGAACGAGCTTGTTTTGTGCCTTTTCTTTGCTGTCCGCTATTATTTGTTCTATCAATAATATTAGCTCTAGTCTTTTTAGTAGGTGGTCGCGTTAGGTCAAGAATTTCTTCCTCTGATTCTGAATCGTCTACTTCAGTAGTTTCCACTATTGGAGTTGGAGCTTCAACAACCTTTTTTGGTCGCCCTCTCTTTTTTGGCTGCGGGGCTTCAACTGTAGTTTCTGTATTTACTGGAGTATTTTCTTGTGTTTTGTGACTATTCAAAGCCGCTGCTACTGTTTGAGCAATTAGACTACCTAGTTGTGCTAGAGACAAATCGCCAACTTTAGTTTCTTTTGATTCAGCTTTCTTACGAGCCATTATTGCCTCTCTTTTACTTTCTGTTGATTACTAATACAGGCCGCTACGTCTTTAATAGATAGCGACATAAAATTTAGCCGAGTAATTCGGTATTCGGCCCATTCTTTAATTTGATTGACCTTCTCAGCATAGTTATCGTCGTGAATAAGACAGTATATTTTTTCCTGCCATTTATACGGTTTATACTGTTCACTTGTCTTTCCCAGCATCTTATTTAGCTCATTATCACACCACTTTAACCGCTGTGCTTCTCTGTTTAAAAGCCTTTGTATTTGCATAGCGAATTTAGTTAATTGATAGACAATATTAGAACAGTCTACTACTGTCAGATTATTTAATTCGTCATTTGAGTATTGTAAGTATTCTTTAATGTCGTCAAAAGATAGGTGTTTTTCAAATTCTTTATTATCAAAAGACAGAGGAAGTCCAATATTACCCTCATATTCGTCAAGTATTTTAATGACGAATTCCATTCTATCTTTGGCTGAATCGTTTTCTCCACTCATTTTCATCCTCGTCTTCTGGTAGTTCTACTAATTTGATGTTATTTATTTCACACCAGTTTGCTTTGTCTCTATCTCGTCCCTTTGCTTTCCCAAAATTAAATTGGTTTTTGTGAAAGAAAGGGGTGTAATTATCATGCTGATTTCCCTGTACTTCCACAGCAATTTTTAATGTCGGTATATAAAAGTCTAAGAATAGAGTTTGCTTTGGTGCTGGATTAAAAGACACTTCCTCAAGTATTTGGCAGGAAAAATAGAGCGTTTTTAGTAGCTCTCTGGCTCTTGTATGGGGTCCAGATTTTGTAGTGGCTGTTGTTGCTCCCGTTGGACGCCAATTAGAGCGGTTTCCTTGTAGGTCGATGACTTGCACTAGTTTGCCTTTAGTCTGAATAGTTTTTCAGTTACTTTTAGTTTTGTATTATCCGATGTTCCAAGGTCTGTCAATTTTTCTTTAGACCAAATTGCCTCAAAATCATCTGGTGCTGTAAATTCAGAGACTAAAACAACATTGGTGGCGGAAACTTTTCTAGCCCAATTCCAAAATTCTTCGTGATTAAATTTAGTATTATATTCTGTAGTTCCAAAATATGGAGGGTCACAGTAAATTACATAGCCGCTTGGAAATTGAGTTTGATAGTCTTGGTGGTAAAACCTAACTCCGTTTAAGTTAGGTACTTTTCTAAGGAGAGATTCTTTAGCTTCTTTTGTGAAATTTCTAGCCTCTCCTCTTGCATAGCCGCCAAACCACTTTCCGCCCCAAGATGAACCGAAACCAATAAAGCCTCGATATGCAGATGGATTTGGATTTTCTCTAGCTAGTTTGTATTCTTCCTCTGAAATATTATCTGGTGGAATCCAGCCGTTTTGTAGTCCTTGCCATAATAAAATTAGGTCTTCAGAAATATCAGAGCCTATTCTATTTTCATGCTTAATATTTTGAATTACCCACCCGGCACCAACGAAAGGTTCCCAATAGCCTTTAGAATTATCTACGAATTTCTGTATAATTGGACAAATATCTTTAACTAGCCGAGATTTTCCACCCAAATAACGCATAATTAGTCCTTAGTTTTAGTAATATTGTACTTGTCAAACCCCATCATAGTTCTATAGCGATTATTAAAGTCTTCATAAATATGAGGATTATCTACTAGTAGTTGGCGTGCTTTTTCAAAGCCTTGTGCTTTCATACTGTAATCTGGGAAAGAATACCATGCACCGCCCTTTTCAACAAAGCCTAGCGACTCGCCAATGTCTATTAGCTCACCCTGCTTATCTATTCCGTAGCCGAATCTAAAGCGAGATACTGCTTTAGCTGTAACAGGTCTATCTAATGCTGTAGTATCACAGTCCCAATGAATAATCTTTCCAATAGGAGTTTGGTCTAACATCCAATCTTCAGACCAATTAGTTTTCATCTTGAAGTCTGCTTGATACTGGATTTTATTTCCGCCACCTTCTGCCCATTTAGATGGACCACCGCCCTGATTAGCCATTCTATGAGTAATACCAATTACAATATTTCTGTTCACTGGCAAAGTATTAGCCATCTGCTTACAGAATTTAGATAACATAATTGGCACGCCCGGCCTATTTTTATCTGCGTAGCCACTTGCCATTTCTTCAACAGTAGATAGTTGTGAAATAGAATCTATTACTATAACACAGCCTGGAACTTGAATCATAGCCCTTGTAGCCATATCCAAAACTTTGTCGGCTGAAAGAACATAGCCAGCAACTGGTTGAATCCAATCGAAACGAGAATGGTCTAAATGTTGAATTTGAAAAATATCGCGGTCATTTAATCTACCTTCAACAGAGAAGAAAAAGACTCTACGGCCCTTTGGAAACAATTCTTCATCTGCATATTTTAAATCTTGTGCCGTTGCGGCAAAGTCTAGCGACGAAACTGTTTTTCCAGATTTTTGTACTCCATTAACTAGAACATATGAACCTTCCTTTATACCGCCGCCAAACATCATATCATTAGCTGGACTATAAGGAATCACCATCTTTTTAAGTTGAGCCGCATTAGTCTTAGCATTAAATACTACCGGCCCAAACTCTTTAATTAAAGAAGCAACAAAGTCATCTTCATCATCGCCTAAAATACCTCCTACAATAGCTCCGTCATCATCTTTAGCGGCATTTTTCTTTGGTCTACCCATTATGTTACTCGAATCCTTTAAACTTCTTTGGTTTAGTTATTGATGTATTTAGAGGGTCTTTTATAATTTCAATAGTCGGTTCTACTCTATTGTTCTTTTCTGCCTCTAATCTAGCCGCTTCTTCCTGTATAATTTCCTCTAGTTTAGGATGGAATAAAGAGTATAGCCGCCAGATTTTCTTAGATTTGACGCCAGCCAATACCGCTTGTTCCCCATATAGTTTAATCAGAGAGCGACACTTTCTCAACTGGCTTTTATAAAATTTCTCCCACTCTGGACGACTCCAAAACTGTATAGGAAGCTCTACTTTTTGACTAGTAGCTTTCCGTTCGCAAACAGTCTCGATAATATACTGCATTCCAGTTACCCAGCCGCCTGGAGAATATTTAGAAGGATAGCGGCTTTTTTCCGTAGGTTCTTTGCCCACTGTTTAGTTCCTTTATGTGGGATTTTTCTGTTCGCCATCTTTTAGTGAAAATACGCTGCCATTAAACTTCTTTGAAGCCTTCTTTTGTCTAAACTTCTTAGCATAGTCTCCACGGTCTGACGCCGCTTCTGTCATAATAGTTACACCGTCTGAACCACCTACGCTACTCTTTTTCATTAACTCGCCGCTCTTGACAAATCGTAGAGCAAACTTCATTAGCTTTTCTGGCTGGTCAGTACCTACGTTTGCAAAAAAAGTTCTAAGAGCCTGATTGACTAATTTTTGGGCGTCCCGCTCTGTTTGACCGGATTTTACAAGTAGCATTACGGCTTTTTGAACCACTTCTTCTGAAGTTGGCATTTCTCTAGCTACCGGCACTGGTTCTTCTACTACTTGCTCTGTTTGTACTGCCGCCACAGTAGAATGAAGGCTGTCTAGGCTTGTTAAATAGTTTGCCACAGCCTTTTCAGTTCGCCCTAAACTCTTAGCAATTTCCGCCACATCTTTATTATCGTGCCGCATACCTTGAATGATATACTGCTCGTTTCTTGTTAGTTTACCTGTTGCCATTATTACTGTGCCTTTTAAATACTGTTATAGGGAATATACCACTTTAAATTCGTAAATATACTAAATGGTTCTGCTAAAATATGCCACTAAGGGGCTATTTTTTCCTGCCAATTACATCAAAGCTCTATTTGCATTAGTGTAATGTGCCTGATTCTTAGTCTTTAAATACTGTAAATACATTTTGAAGACTGACGGTGATACTTGCATAAAATCACTTTGAGAGGTGTGTCTACGAACCTTATCAGTTTTAGCTGCCGGAATGATTGGATTTGGGTTATAAAGCCTACCATTCTCTTGCCGAACAAAGTATTTGAAAGCCGTGTTGGCTGGATTCCATAATTTCTTTGCAAAGACTACGGACTCTATTTCATCGTCAATTAGTCGCGGAAAGCCAAGTTCATCTAAATATTGCTGCTTTCCGAACATAGTATAATAAGCATTATCTGCCGACTTGTCTTCTTTTTCTTCTCTAACGTCATTGTGTAGTTTATGTTGACTTTCCATAACGTCTTTTCTATTGATGTTACTCATTATTACCTTCTTTTTGTGGTTTTGATTTAGTTATAATAGTCTTAATCAGTTTATCTTGTTTGAAAATCTTTTTCTTAATTGAGCCATCTTCTAATATAGTTTCTTCTTGTCTAACTACGTTTTCATACTGGCCGTTTCTAATACAACTGTTTTGTTTCTCTTGTTTCTTTTTCGTGTGTGTTTGAGTGAAGAAAGACAAAGGTTTCACTGGCATCAAAAAGTTTCTATTCTTATTTATGAGTCTTTTCATAATAAAGTAGTAGAAATAAATCTTAACTTTAGTTAGCCAATTCTTGTTTGTATTTAATTGTAGTTCTGACAATTTAATTTCATAGAAAGCTACGAGTTTATAAACTCTTTGTTCGTTTTCAACATCAAAGAGATAACTGTCATTTTCCTTATTTAATTGTTTTTGTTTTTCTTCTCTTTGTTGGTATGTCATTTCTTTTGTATTTAATTCTGCATATTCTCCTAAAGTTCCTGGTTTAGCAGTCCTAAATACTTTAATTTGTTGATTTTTTAACTTTGGATTTTGACTTTTTCTTGGCGGGCACACTACTTGTTCCACTGCTTTGTTGAGCAAGTCTTGCTGATTCTCTTCTTTCATCGTTCTTCTCCGCTTGTTTCATAGCCTCTTCAGATGAAATAGCACCTTCTGGAGTAGGACCATTATAGGGTTTAGTTAGATATTCGTTAAACTTGGCGGTCATTGCTTCCCGCTGGTCTTTACTATATTTTGTTGTATTTTTTTCGGCTAGAGAACCTAGCGTTTGTGGAGTTTGATTTATACCGCTTACTTGTTCTGGTTGATAGTCGCGGAAAACAGGGGATTGTTTCCGACATTTAGGGCATTTGGGTTTTAGCCCTATAATTTGACTCATTTCAGCCATTACTTCAAAAGAGTGGCCACAGCCATTTTCTGTTTCATAGCACTTAAAGCAATAGGATTGCATTGTATGATACACCTGTTCCTGAAAAATTGTCCACTTATTTATTTTTTTTATGAATCGTCTGATTTTTCATTGAGTCTTTTATATTTTTCTTTATTCCACGCTCTTTTATTTTTTCTTTTACGGCATCTTTTTTAATTTTTCTTATGTGATTTACAAGTTTAGTAATACCACTTCTTCTATGATATAGTCCGCAATGTGGACATTTATATACTTCCATATTAGTGTCTTCGCTAGCTTGTTCTAGCGTTTTATATGGTTTTTTACGCTCACAATCCATTAATTTTTTATTAAGAGTTTGAGCTTCTTTAGCGTCTTCTTCGTATTTGTTTAATTTAACTTTTTTATTTTTCATAATACAAGACTCTATCGAGCAAATAAATTACTAAAATATCTCTTCACTTTCCGCCAATATATAGGCAAAGAGTATGAAGATTCTATTTCTCCTGTCTCTTTGTTTCTTTTATTAATGGTCATATCTCCAAAAACATATAATAAAGCTATTAAAATACACAATAATATTAATATCATTTTTTCTCCCTTATTTAAAATTAGGATTAGCCCTATCCAATTCATCCATAGCCAGTAGAATATCTCGTACAATACCTTCTCTAACGATATCATCTAAAGTAAACTTAATAACGCCAATATCTTTGACTTTACTAAGCACATCAAAATATCTAGTAAAACCAGATTGTTGATTATAGTTTAAATCTGACTGCTCCGCGTCTCCTTCAATTACCATTGTCGAACCTTCACCGAATCTAGTCAGTAAAAGTTTTAGTTCTTTAGCAGAGACATTTTGAGCTTCAGATAAGTGAACATAGCTATGAATGAAATTTCTACCTCTCATAAAACTAAATGGAACTACTTGTATTTTTCCTTGTCCCATTAAAGTCTGAATTTCACTAGGACTAATATATTTTCTCATTTCCTCATAAATATTAATAAGGAAAGGATTCATTTTTTCTTCAAGAGAGCCGGGTAAATGGCCCATACTATTACCGGCTTCAACTAGCGGTCTAGTAAGGATAAGTTTATCTACTTGACCGGCCAGTAGCATTTCTACGCCAATGCAAGTAGCGAGCATAGTTTTACCCACCCCAGCAGGTCCGTCACATAAAGTAATCTTATTTTTATAAATACTATCCATAAATTGTTGCTGAATAGCATTCTTAGGCTTAATTTTGTAATTATTTATTTTACTAGCAAAAGTGGCATCTTTAGGAGTGGACTTCTTAGTTGATTCGTTTCTGCTTCTTGCCACGGCTGATTCCCTTAATGAAGAGATTAATTTAATTACTTGATACTTGGACATATTCCGTCACTAGCTAATAAGTTTTCATAATAGTGTTCCTTGAATTTGGCAGGAAAAATTATAGCCTCTCTAAATGAGACACGCTCCCCCGCTGCAACTAATTTCTTTTGCGTACTCTGTCGTATCTTCTTCTTCAATCATTTCGTCATAGTCTACATCAACATTTTTATACAAGGTAAGTAGTTGATTAAAAAAGTAATGATTGTGAATATCTTTTAAACAATAAGTAAACTCTTTATAGGAACTAAAAGATGCCGCTAATTCTTTCATAGCGTCAGTTGGATTGTCACAGAGCCGCCATAAATCGGCAGACTTAATAGGTTCCATACAAGTATAAAGCGAATCAACGAGTTTGTAAACTTGACCATAAGTATTTTCAATTTCTTTTATTGTGTAAACAGCTTGGAATGGAGCCTGACAATAATCTTTATCGCCAGAATCACTAATTAAACTTATACCACAATAATAGCTTCTATTTTCATAAATATGGTTAGCAACAGAATCCCATTCATCTGATTTAACTATTGTAGTATTAGATACGTTATGCATTGCATTTTTATTTACGCATAAATGTTTATTTTTACCATTTCCAATCCAGTTTTCTTGTAATAGTTTAACTATGTTGAGAAAATTTATAGCATTATATTGTGCTTTAATATTAGCTTTATCTGGAGTTATAATAGGAAAATAAATAATATCATCTGTTTTGTCTGCACACCATACCGATTCTTCTATTGGAAATTCTCCCAGTTGGGACTTTAAAAATTGATAAGGGGCCTCTGTTTTATTTACTTGGCAAGCTCTGATTAATAACCTTGAATGATTACAATGAACGCCATTTGCTAAACTTTTTAATACTATTGTGCCAGTGCCTTCTGGTTTTAAACACGTAGTTCTAGCGGCTGCCGGTATTCCAATTTTTTCTGCTATTTCTTTGTTAATGGACTTGACATAAGCTGCTCCTTCGACTAAAATAGAAGGATTTAATAGAATGTCTGGATTGTCCATGATTCCAGTAATAGAAACTCCAAGTAAAGATTCTCTCTCACAAATTTTTCTACTAATTTCTCCTAAATACCCAAGGTCTGTAAAACCAGCTTGTAACGTACCAATAATAGTAGCGGCTTTAATAGCGGCAAAAAACTTCTCTTTCGTATCAGTTAAGCTACCATTAATTGTTGATAAGTTACATGTTTGCCAACCAACCTCTAATCCAGCGGCCTTATAATTCTTAATTCCTTTTTTATTGTATGTTAAAAGAAAGTTTTCGTATTTCAGTTTATCGACTACTAAGAATGGAAATAGATTAATTTCATTACAAGGATTAAAACCTAGTGCTAAATCATCTGTAAAAACAAAGCCGGGTTCACCATGTTCTTTGGTTGATTTAATTATTGCCTGAAATTCTTCAAATGTAGTTTCGCTACGCAATAACAGAACAGAGTTATTAGACCTTGCTCTTTGAGGATTAGTGTCATACCAATTTCCAGTTTTAGCATTTTTCATCAATTCATCGTCTTTAGAAAAGAGACAAATCGTTGAACTTCTTCTTACTCCACCTGATAAAACAGCATCTGAAAGGTGCATACAAATATCATAAACG